GCGCCAGCTGCTGTACCAACAGCGTCTTTACCTATTATAATATTATTACTACCAGTTGTTAAATTATTAGTTCCAGAGTGACCAGCGTTTTGACCTATTAAAGTATTACCGTCACCAGTTGTAATATCAGCACCGGCACTTAAACCTACAGCTGTATTATTATCTCCGCCATCTTGTGATATTAAAGCATTTGTACCAATAGCTGTATTACCTTGGCCTGTATCTTCTGCACCTAACGCGCTACAACCAACAGCTACATTATTACCACCTGTAGTAATTGCGTCACCAGCAACAGCTCCTACAAAAACATTTTGAGTAGCAGATGTTAAGGATAAACCCGCATCTTTTCCAACAGCAGTATTAAAAGTGCTGTTTGCATTTTGATTTTTTAAAGCTCTATAACCAATTGCAGTACAGTCGCCGCCAGTATCTTCAGTTGATAAAGCTTCATGACCTATAGCTACATTGCTAGAGCCAGTAGTTAACGCGTCACCTGCTAAACCACCTATTAGTATATTATTTGCTCCTGTTGTAACAGCATATCCTGCTGATTTACCAACAGCTACATTATAAGTATCAGCTGGTGCGTTTTGAGTAGCTAACGCATTGTGTCCAATAGCAACAGCATAAGAACTTGTATCTTCTGTTCCTAATGCAGCGTAACCTAAAGCTGTATTACTTGAACCTTCTGTTAACGCATCTCCAGCTTGACCTCCTATTAAAGTATTTTGTGTACCCGTTGTCATACTCATACCAGCATTATGTCCTATAGCTACGTTATAAGTTGTACCACCAACAGTTTGAGCTGATAATGCTAATTGTCCAATGGCTATGTTACCAGAGCTATTAGTTACATTTCTTAAAACATGATAACCAATAGCTATATTACCTTCACCTGTTGTTATTCCGTCACCTGTTAAACCTCCAATTATTACATTTCTAATACCTGTTGAAACTGCTTTACCAGCATCGTAACCTATAGCTATATTATAACCTGCGCCATCATAATTTAAAGCGGTTAAAGCTGAATGCCCAATAGCAACGTTTCTACTACCAGTGTCTTCTGTTCCAAGAGCTGCGTAACCCATAGCTACGTTAAAAGCACCGGTGGTAAGAGCATCCCCAGCAAGCCCACCAATTATATTGTTATAATTTCCTGTTATAACCTGTCTACCAGCATTATGGCCAATAGCTACATTGTATGCATCACCATCATAATTTAAATTTTCTAAAGCATTGGTACCAATAGCTATATTTTTACTACCTGTATCTTCGTTTCCTAAAGCATTAGCTCCAACAACAATATTATTAGTACCTGTAGTTAAAGCATTACCAGCTAAAGCACCTATAATAGTACCATTACCAGTTGTCATTGCTTGAGCCGCGTGATAACCTATTGCAACAGTATTTCCATCACCACTACCTTTATTATAACTTTTTAAAGCATCATGTCCTATAGCTGTTATTTGATCTGCGCCTGTTTCAGAGCTTAAAGCTCTATGTCCTATCGCAGTGTTTCTTTGACCAGTTGTTAAAGCATCACCTGCAAGACCACCTATTAAAACGTTTTCTTTACCTGTTGTAATATCATTACCAGCATGATAACCAATAGCTATGTTATAACTTTCTGTACTAGATGTGTTGTTTTGACTTTCTAATGCACTATTACCAATTGCTACATTTCTCTGACCTTGAGTTTCTGAAGACAAAGCGTTGTAACCTATTGCTATATTTGCATTAGCAGTAGTAATAGCATCACCCGCGCCACCACCTATTATAGTATTTTTAGTACCTGTTGTCATTAATAAACCAGCTGCGTAACCAACAGCAGTGTTATATGTATTAGTAGTAGATCCATTATCTAATTGCTGTAACGCGTATGGACCAACAGCTACGTTTCTTGATTCGGTACTATTAGCTGATGATAAAGCTTGATAACCTATCGCTAAGTTTTCAGAACCAGTTGTTAAAGCGTCTCCTGCAAGACCACCTACTATAGTATTATTAACACCTGTTGAAACCATTTTACCAGCATTATGACCTACTGCAACGTTATAATTATCACTGTCATTGTTTTGATTTTCTAGAGCAGCATAACCAATCGCTATGCTTCTACTACCGGTATCTTCTGCGCCTAAAGCAAAAGCACCTATAGCTATATTATAACTACCAGTGGTTAAAGCATCAGCAGCGGCACCACCTACAATACTATTTCCAACACCTGTTGAAACTTGCAAACCAGCATGATAACCTACAGCAGTATTATAAGCATTGCCAGCGTCTTGAATTTTTAAAGCTCTAAAACCTACAGCAGTATTAAAATAACCCGCGTCTTCACTACTTAAAGCTTCGTAACCTACGGCTACATTTTGACCACCTGTAGTTAATGCGTCACCCGCTAAACCTCCTATTATTGTATTTTGAAGACCTGTTGTCATTTGTGCTCCTGCGGAATGACCTACAGCTACGTTGTAAGCGTTTGAATCAGTATTTAAATCTTGTAAAGCAAAAGTACCTATAGCTACGTTTCTTCCACCAGCTTGTTCAGTAGTTAATGCTTGATAACCTAAAACTACATTACTACCACCTGTAGTTAATGCGTCACCAGCTAATCCACCAATTAAAGTGTTTTGTACACCTGATGTAACACTAGCTCCTGAACTATCACCTACAGCTGTATTGTAAGTGTTACCTGAACCTGCGTTTTGAACAGCTAAAGCATTATTACCTATTGCAACGTTTTGGTCAGCACCAGTCTCGCTGCTTAAAGCTTGATAACCTATAGCTATGTTTTGTTCACCAGTAGTAAGTGCGTCTCCTGCTAAACCACCTAATAATGTGTTTTTAATACCTGTTGTAACATTTTCACCCGCTTCAATTCCTATAGCTATATTATGAGTATCACCATCATAGTTTTGAGAAAATAAAGCTTTTCTACCAATAGCTATACTTTTATTACCAGTATCTTCACTGCCAAGAGCATTGTGTCCTATAGCTATATTTTCATCACCTGTAGTTAGAGCATCACCTGCCAAACCTCCAACTATGGTGTTTTGAGTACCTGTTGTAATAGCTTTACCTGCATAATAACCAACAGCTATATTATATGCGTCGCCAGCATCCTGAACTTCTAAAGCATGACCACCAATAGCTACATTATAGCTACCAGCATCTTCTGTACTTAACGCATTATAACCTATAGCAATGTTTTGATTACCTGTTGTAAATGCATCGCCTGCTAAACCACCAACAATAACATTTCTAACACCTGTTGTAACAGATAACCCAGCTTGATAACCTATAGCTATATTATATACATCTGTATCAGAAGTGTTGTTTTGATTATGTAAAGCAAAAGCACCTATTGCAACGTTTCTATCGCCTTGTGTTTCTGCGCTTAATGCATAATAACCTAATACAGAATTATTATTACCTGTTGTTAATGCATCACCTGATAAAGCACCAACTATTGTATTTTGTGTTCCTGTTGTTATTGAGCCACCAGAATTATAACCTACGGCTGTATTATAAGCTATACTACCAGTATTTTGACTTAATAAAGAATACCAACCTATAGCTGTGCTTCTACTACCTGCATTTTCAGTACTTAAAGCATACGTACCTAAAGCTACATTTCTATCACCTGTAGTAAGAGCATCTCCTGCTAAACCACCAATCAAAGTATTTTGTGTACCTGTTGTAACTTGAACACCAGCATTATAACCTACAGCTGTATTTAAACCATCGCCATCATAATTTAAGTTTGCAAGTGCATCATGACCTATAGCAGTATTTTTATTACCAGTATCTTCTGAAGTTAAAGCTTCAAAACCAAAAGCAACATTAAAACTACCTGTTGTAAGTGCATCACCAGCTAAACTTCCTACAAATGTATTACGCACACCTGTTGAAATATTTTTACCTGCTTCATAACCTATTGCTACGTTGTAAGCATCAGTGCCTGCATCTTGATCTTGTAAAGCAGCTTTACCTATAGCAACATTTCTACCACCTGTATCTTCAGTTTCTAAGGCTTGATAACCTACAGCTACATTGTTTGAACCTGTTGTTAATGCTAGTCCTGATCTAGCTCCTAATAAAACATTTTTACCACCTCCACTTACAGCTGAACCAGAATTATAACCAACAGCTACATTTTCATCTCCAGATGTTAAAGCATCTAATGCTAATAATCCTATACCAACATTATATTGAGCGTTTGAAATAGTTCCAGTTGTACTATGACCGATTAAAAGTGATCCTGTGAAGTTAGTTCCTTCGGATTTAAATCCTAAGGCTGATGTTGTACCACCGTAAAGTTCCGTGAAGTTGTCGTTACAAATGTCAAATGCTTCCCTGAGCGTAGAGCCAGTTCCATCATTAGCACTTGTACCTATGTTTATAGATTGTTTAGCCATGTGTTATGTATTACATTTGGTTAGCATCAGCTGAAAAAAGAGTTGAGTCAGCTTTCAGTTCAGTAAAGTCTGCGCGCAAGTTAAACGCACTTGTTCTAGTGTCAGCATTAGTTATCTGCTCACTGTATACTACGTTTGCTTTTATTCCTATTAATGGCATGATCTAGTATATTGCCATTATATCGTCAGCAGTAGTACCTGTATCAAATACTCTTTCAACTTCAATTGGTAAAAAAGATCCAGCTGCTACATTTTGAAATACTATTGGTCTATATATTTCATATGTTTCATTTTCTGCCATTATATCTGATGCAGGTGATCCACCTTGTACATTAGCAACATTTACTAAATTAAGTTGGGTGTCACTATCTATATCAGCAACAAAAGCAACAGTACCATCTGTAGTATTTACTACTAAGTCTCTAAGCTGAACTGTTTTAGTAAATTTTTTAGTAGTATCAACTAGTTTATTTGTTACAGCAGTTCCTGTAGCTGTTCCAGTTTCTACAGCGTCTTTATCTCCAGAAAAATTAACCATAACATTGCCAGCTGTTCCAACATATATACCAGCATTTTTATGTAGTATAGCTTTGGTAGCAGTTGCAGAAGCTGTTCCTGAGCTAGTTAATTGCTCTAAAGTTTTTGTATCGCTTAAATAGTTTACAGCATCACTACCAATTGTACTACTGTCTTTTAAAAGTACAGCTTTTCTAACTGTTTGTACACCTGGTTTGCTTGGCGATCTGTATGTGTTTGGACTATTTATTATATCTCCGTATGCCATTTTTTGTTTGTTTAATTATTATTATCTTTGTTAACTAAGTTTATTGCTTTTATCATAACTTTGTCAGAATATGATTTACCTTCCATTATTTTATTTCTACGTAAACTAGTTGGTAAATCTTCTTGACCAAGTAATATTCTGTATATCCTACTAATTAGTTGGCTACACTTAAATGATGTTTTATATATTGTATATTTTTGAGTCGTATTGTTTCTTTGACGCCAAACAGTTATCCAGCCATTACGCCTTAAACGTTCCCAACGATTTTTATCCCATGAAAAAGTATAAACTCCGTCTATATAATCTTTTCTTGTAAACAGCTCTATACAATCAAAGTAAATTAGAAGTTCGAGATCAGCATCTTTTAAATCGTATGTTTTACAAGCCCATTTTCGTATAATACGATAGTGCTTAAACAAACCTATGCTTCTAAGATCTTTGGCTTCTAATTTTCTCATAAGACAATAACAACGTCTTGTTGTTTTATTACAAGAAATATATTTTCATCTATTTCTACATTAAAACCAGCGTGTTTATCATAGTATATATTATCATCAACTTTTACGCCTTGAACTAAACTACCAACGCTTTTTACAACACCTTGTCTATATCTTATGTCTTCTTTTATTTTATCTGTAAGAAGTAAACCACCTTTTGTTTTAGTTGGTTTTTCTTTTATTTCTTGTATAACTAAATAATTACCTATTGCTCTCATTCTTCTCTTTCATTACTAATTACACAATCAGTTGATAATATAGTTGTAGCAACAGATACTGCATTTTTTAATGCGCTTTTAGTTACAAGTAAAGGATCAATAATACCTTCTTTAATCATGTTAACTGTTTTACCAGTTACTACATTTATACCTTTACCTTTATTTTTTTGAGGTGTATATTCTAAACCAGCATTTTTAAGTATTGTTTTATATGGATACTTTATTGCTTCTATAAATATACTAGCACCTTCAGTTTTATTTTTAATATGATCAGCTGCGTTTAATAAAGCTATACCACCGCCTGGAACTATACCTTCTTTTACTGCAGCTTTTGTAGCGTGTATTGCATCATCAACTCTATCTTTCTTTTCTTTTAATTCTACATCAGAATTAGCACCTACAGATATTACTGCTACATTACCAGATAATATTGCTAAACGTTCTTCTAGCTTTTGTGTTTTTAAACTAGGATCACTAGATTTTAATTGCTGTTCAATATCTTGTATTCTAGCTTTAGCAGCTTCTGGTATTTCAGCTATTTTTAAAACAGTTGATTTACTATCAGATATAGCTCTTTCACACTCACCTAGCATATCAGGCGTAATTAAATCTATATCATCGCCATACTCTTCATTTATATGTGTTGCACCTGTTACAGCAGCTATATCGTTTAAAAAATCTTTTTTCCAAAAATTAAATCCAGGAGGCGCAATAACATTTGCTTTTATATTACCTTTTATTTTATTCATTACCAATGCTGTCATTGGTTGTTTTTCTAGTTCACCTATAATAAGTATTGATCTATTATTTGTAACAGCATATTCTAATACAGTTTGTATTTTTCTAACTGTTGTTATTGGTGAGCTAACTATTAATACTAAAGGCTTTTCTAATGTAACAGTTTGTTTACCTGTATCTGTTACAAAGTTAGCATTAATATAACCTTGATTTATTTGTGAACCTGATACAACATTTATTTTTGTTTCTTCTCCGCCATCAGCATCCATCATTACAGTACCGTTTTTACCAACTTTTTTAAAAGCTTCACCTATTATAGCTCCAAGCTCTTTATCGTTATTAGATGATATAGTAGCTACTTGATCTATCATATCACCTTCAACCGGCACTGATATTTTTTCTAAATATTTAACAGTATCATCGCAAGCATTTTGTATGTCTTGCTTTATATTTCTTAAGCTATCAGTTGTAGCTTTGTTAGACTCTTTTAATAAAGCATGTGCTAATACTGTAGCTGTTGTTGTACCGTCACCTGCTTCACTAACTGTTTTTCTAGCTGCTTCTTTAATTAATGTAGCACCTATATTTTCTACAGGTTCTCTTAATATAACAGAGTTAGCAACAGTTACACCGTCTTTTGTAATCATGGGTCTACCCATAAAATCTTCTAGTATCACACATTTACCGCTAGCTCCAAGTGTGGAGCTAACAGCAGTTGTGAGTTTGTCTATACCTGCAAAGACTTTTTCTTTAGCACTGCTGCCAAACGTTAAAGCCTTCACAATGTCTTGTGGATTTTGCATTTAATTTAATTTAATTTAGTTAATGTTACTTAAAAGTTTTAACAACTTTTGGACCGTTAAGAAACTCTACTTTTTTATTGTAGTGATCAACTGATCCGTCGATAGCAGCTTCTGCTCCTTCAACTGTTTCTCTTCTAGTTACATCAATCCAAGTATCTTCTTCCTTAGGATGTTGGTACTCGGTTTGGTAAAAACCATTTGGTAACTGGGTTATTCGCCAGTTAGTTTTGTCAGCTAAATGCTTCCAAACTTCAACGGTTTCTTTGGAAATTTGTGGTTGACTATTCCACGTTTTAGTCGAATAAAAAAATGTCATTGGTTTTGGTTTTTAATTAAACATTTGGTTTATGCCCTTACCCGGGCCGGTTTTATTTTTTTAACTTTCTTAAGTTTCGATATGCTTCACGCATCTTAACTACAGCGTCTGGTCTACCCATATTAGTTCCTGGACTTTTTGGAGGTCTAATCGTTTGTTGAGATTGTGGATTAAATCTAGCTTTAAAAGCGTCATTAATAGCTTGTCTATCATAAACTTTTCCACCTCTATGAAAAGGTTTAAAAGTAGTTGTAGGTTTAGGCGCTGATTTTTTAAAACCTCTTAAATATTGTTTAGCAGCTCCAGCAAATGCTTTAACAACTCTACCAGCAGTTCCACCTATAATACCCATAGCTCCAGATCCACCTAATCTAGCTTGTTGTTTCATTTCTGGTGTAAACTCTTTGATATTATCTTTTTCTTTTTCCATTTTAAACATCATGGCTTTTGAATCTTTTCTAAAAACACCAGGTGTATTTATTTCTCTAGAACCAGGATTCATCATAAAGGGTTTGTTATTATTTTTCATCTTTATTTTTATTTATTATTCTCCGCAAGGTTTGCCTGTAGCAATATTAACCCAACGCTCCTTTTGAAACCAGTCTCTAAGTGTAGCACCTTTTTTACGAGCACCTTTTACATTAGACTTGCTTGATCTTTTATATTTTCCTTGAGCAGCAGCTGTACGTTTAGCGCGTATTACTTTTTGCCTTTCAGCTTTGCTCATACTTTTATACTTAGCGTATGGTAAACAAACTTTTTTGGTGCCGCCACCTTTTATTTTACTTTTTGGCATTTCCTAATCTTTTGCTTACTTTATTTCTAGCGCATACCATTTTCTTAGCATAGCTAGGTCTCTTTTTTCTATTAAAAACTATTTGTTGATTTAAACTGCCAATAATAGCTCGCTTATTACCTTTTCTACTTTTAATTAGCCAACTAGCTAATTTATCACAGGATAACTCTTTGAATTTACCCTTTGCATCAGCGTATTTACTGTCTTTCCACTCTGGTCGTTTATGCTTTGCCATGTTTTCTACGTATTGCCATTTTACATCTTTTAGCTATAGCTGCTTGTTGTCTTTTACCAGCAACTTTAGCTCTTTGCTCTACTACAGTTAATATCTGTATCTTACGAGCAAAAGGTTTATTAACTCTTTTTACTTTAGCGCATGTAGCTCTAGCGTCTGCGACTGTAGCAAATTTAATCTTGACTGTATCTTTTGGATTTTCGTCAGTATATAATCTTCTACCTGAACCTTTTGGTTTTTTACCTGTTCCTTTTACTGGATCTGCCATGACCACAATTTTGCATATTAATAAACCAGTTAGCAAGCTGAACGTCACGTTTAGTTGCTTCTTTACGTGACTTTAGCTTTTTAACTTTACTACAAGTAACATCTCCGCCGTATAGTTTGTTTATGCGAGCTTTTAAAACTCCTCTATACGCTTTAGCCATTACTTCTTACTTTTACCCATTTTACCTGGCCCACCAGCTTTAGTACATCTTACACCCCAACCAGAAGCATAAGCGCTAGGCCAAACTTTAAATTTACGTTTTGCTGCAGCTTTACAAGCTGGACTTATCTTTCCCATTATTTATGACCCATTTTAGGTTTTTTACCATACATCTTAGGTTTGCCATACATCTTAGGTTTATCCATACCTCTTTCAAAACCTTCTGCTCCAGCTCCTATTAATCTATCTTTTTTAGTAACTTTACCATCACCACTTAAATCAGTTAGTTTAGGCATGTTTTTAGCAAACATCATAGCTGGTTCATTTGCTTTAAATGATCCTGGACTATCTACTTCTTTAGAACCTGGGTTCATCATAAAAGGTTTTTTATTATACATTTTAGGTTTACCATACATCTTAGGCTTTTTACCATGAGCCATCTTAGGCTTTTTACCATGAGCCATTTTAGGCTTATCACCGTGAGCCATTTTTGGCTTACTACCTTTAGGATTTTCTTTCATGTATTCTTTCATTGTTTTTTTACCAGTTCTTTTTTTAAACTCTTCATAAGTTTCTCCTCTAGAATCTTTTGGTTTTTTATTAAATGGCATAATTTTAGTTTTTAATAGTTGTTAGTTTTTGTTTTTACCGTGAGAATATGGAAACATCATATTCATAGCTTTACGTCTACCTTCGCAACCGCAAGGTATATTTAAACCTTCAGACACAACGTCAACCATTTTTTTAATACCAGTTGCTTTTGTGAATTTATGTATGCTATCTCCTAATCCTCTTGATTTCATATTTATCTTTTGCCACCGTAATACTCTACAGCGTGGCCTTCTTTAATTAATTGTTTATTTACATTTATATCATCAACAAATAGTTCACCTAAACATCTACCGTATTTACCAACACCATGTGATTGTAATATAAATGTATTACTACTTAATAATTCTTTTAATCTATCTTTAGCAGCTAATCCTTTTTTCTTTTCTTCTAAATCTCTTGTTCTAGACTCAGGTGCGTTTAAACCCATCATACGTATACGTACTTTTTTCCACGTATCAAAACCTAAATCTACTAAAGCGTCAACAGTATCACCGTCAACAACTCTAGTTACTTTTGCATTATACTTATACATATTAACATTTCCATCTACGTCTTGCAGCTAAACCTCTTTTACTTTTCCATTTTTTAGATCTAGCGCAAAATGATTTTCTTCTCTTTGCATCTTTGCTACCAGGTTTAACTTTACCTGTAACCGCAGTTTTTAATTTACTACCAGGGTTTTTACGTCTATATTCAGCTACACCCTTTTTAGTCATACCTGCACCTTCTTTTACAGTACGAAAGTTACGACCTTTACCTTTGGTCGTACGCCTTGGTTCGTTACTTTTTGGCATGTAATTTTTGTATTGCAAAGTTAAATGATAAACTCGCGCCTTTGTGTGGTACAAATTTACCTTTATGTTTCATTAATTTTGGAGCGCCTTTACCAGACTTCATCCAATGATAACCTTTTGGTGCTTTTACTCTCATTTTTTATATTTTTTAATTGAAGCTTCCCATGGTAATGTTCTACTTCTTGTGTCTATCTTACTATTAGGTATTACAAAATACTTCATAGGTTTAGGCCTATAATAATAATTATTCATATCAAAATGTAATACACCAGTTCTTATTTGCTTTAAATGCTGTCTTTCGTGATGTACAGCTTGTGCCTTTTGTTTTTTAGTAAGCTTTTTATTTATATCTATTTTACCATTAATATCTATTTGCCCCCAAACATTTTTTGGTAAATTTTTTTCTACTACTATAGAACCAGGTATAGAGTGCTTTTCATTAAAGTCAAATAGCTCAGCTATTGATTTCATTTTAAAAGCCATATCTTAATTATGAAAATGGAGTTGCAGGTGAACCAGTACATAGAAGTGTACCTTCAACATGCCATTTGTCAGCTGCAATATTTGTTACTGTAACTTTACTACCAGCTCTACCAGTAGTTGTTCCGTTAAATGTTATTTGATGAAACTCATCTGCTACTTGACTTGCAAAAGAAGCATTAGCATCAGAAGAGTCTGTATCTACAGTCATAACTGATCCAATTAAATCTTCATTTGTAGAATCAGCACATTGTATTCTTTTAGTTCCAGCAGTATCGTCTAGTACTATAAAATGGAAATAAACACCTGTTAAATCACCGCCACCAGAATCTGGTAAAGTGAATGTAGCAGCTGCATCGTTAAATACAAATGTTTCACCTGAATCGTTTGCTGTTAAAGTAGTATCAGCTGTAGTCGCTGTAACAGGAGTTCTAAGACCAAATATACGTGCTTTTGTAGTTGTAGAAGTACCAATAACAGTACTGTTTGATCCTTCACCAGTAGCTCCAGCACCTATTATAATACAACTTGAATCTGTAGCGCTTTCTGTTCTAGCTCTTCTACCTACTATAGTAAGGCTATCACCTGTAGTACATTGATCACCTGCCGCTTCTCCAATAAAAACATTTCTAACACCAGTGGTAACTGCAACACCAGCATTTTTACCAACAGCGACGTTCAACATATCTGTAGTGCCAGAAGGGTTTTGAGCGTATAAAGATTTATAACCTATAGCAACTGAACCACTACCAGTATCATCTGAAAATAAAGCATCACCACCAACAGAAGTATTTTGAACACCTGTAGTACAACCAATTGAAGCTTGATAACCTACAGCCACGTTATACATATCTACATTACCTGAAGGATCCATGTTACCTAAAGCTTGCTCGCCAATAGCAACGTTATTGTCACCATCAACATTAGCGTCCATTGCTTTCATTCCAATAGCCGTGTTACCAGTACCTGTTTGATTAGAAACTAAAGCATTTTGACCCATAGCTGTATTTTGTCCAGTTGTGTTAGCTGCACCTGCTTGATAACCTACATAAGTATTCGCGCCAGATGAAGATGTCGCAGCACCTGCATTATAACCAACTGCCACGTTTTCAGCTGAAGCAGCAGCGTTTAAAGCGCCATGACCAACAGCAACATTATAGCTTTGTGTAGTTGCAGTTGCTAAAGCAGTTGTGCCTATTGCTACGTTTCTTTCACCTTCTGTTAAAGCTCCACCAGAATCATAACCTAATATAGTATTACTACCACCAGTTGTTATTTTATCACCTGCTAAACCTCCAATAACAGTATTATGTATACCACTGCTTATATCATGACCAGCTTGATATCCGATAGCTACGTTATAAGCTATACCATCAAAATTTAAAACATTTAAAGCCTCAAAACCAATTGCTACGTTTCTATCACCGGTATCTTCACTAGACAATGCATTATAACCTAATACTGTATTTGAATCACCAGTTGTAAGCGCGTCACCAGATTTAGAACCTACTATAGTATTGTATGGTCCAGTAGTTATAGACTTACCAGCTTCGTATCCTACAGCTACGTTATAAGTATCGTCTGCATTTTGTGCATTTAAAGCAAAATAACCAACAGCTACATTATAACTACCGCTGTCTTCAGTTGATAACGAGTTTATACCTATTGCAACGTTTCTATCACCTGTTGTAATTGTATCACCAGCATTTTGTCCTATCATAACATTAAAACTACCATCAACTAAACTGTTTCCAGCTAAATAACCCATAGCTATATTGCCAGAACCACCTGTTTGAGATTCTAAGGCTTGTTTTCCTATAGCTATGTTACTACTAGTTGTTTGATTTGATTTTAAAGCTTTATAACCTATAGCTATATTATAACCACCAGTTGTTATTTCTTTACCAGCATCATTACCTATAATAACATTTTCAGCGCCACTTGTTAAATCTTCTAAAGCAGTAAGACCTATACCTATATTATTATAAGCATTACTAATACTAGAAGGTACATTACCTATAATTAAAGATGTTTGATTTATTGTTATATTACTTAAATCGTTTAACGATATTGCAGAGCCACCAACTTGAACAGTTGTAGCGTTCATTGTAGTAAATGTACCTGTAGTAGCAGAATTACCACCAATTACTGTTCCATCGATAGTACCAGCGTTAATATCTGCAGTATCTGCAACTAATGAGTCGATGTTTGCTGTACCGTCAATAAATAAATCTTGCCACTCGGCAGAAGAAGATCCTAAATCAAATGTTCCGTCAGATGAAGGTAGTAAATCAGAGCCAAGCGTACTTGACAATGTGACTGTTTGTGTGAAGTATGTTTGTAAATCAGATAATGAGAACAATTTTGTTGTTCCAGCGTCTGTTCCTAGTAGTTTTTCTACTCCAGTTATAGAAGTATCTGATGAATATGTGCTAATTCTTGCCATTGTTGTTTATTTTTTCTTTTTTGTGCCTCTACCATGTCCACCGCGGTTTGCTTTGACTGAAACAAACTTCTTTTTAGTGTGGTCATAGTCTTTTTTCTTAATATTTTTACCCTTTTTTATGGCTTTGCGTCGCTTTCTTTGGTTTTCGGCGCGCATTTTTTCTCTCTTACGTGTATTTGCAGCAGCTAGATCCCTTTTTTTCTTAGCAGCCCTAGCTTTTGTACTTAATTTCTGTGCCATATGATTAGTTATTTGTCTACTTAATACTATTTCACGCCATTTTTAACAGATTTAAGGTAAAATATGAAAATAATTTTATACAAGGCATGACAATAGGGTAGTACTTATATACTTATTAAGGCTACTGTCACACCCGAGTAGTTGCAAGCAGAGGGTTTTAGTGTTGCCCCCTACCTCTGTACTACTTTTGTTATTTACAAAATCATTTTACAAAAACGGGCCCCGCCATGTTTTTATACAATGCCACATAATTTTTTACATTTTACAATATTTTCTTATATATTTTCACATTTTTTGTACAACTATGACAGTTTGTCACTACTATTATTGTTATATGACACTATGACACACATAAATTATAATTATAGTATGACATTGTGACACTATGCGCAATGACATAATAACATTTTACATTACTAAATAAATTATATACTTTACACACAAATTAAATACGAAGCAATATCGATAATATAATAAAGAAAATATGATACTAATAATAAAAAATAAATATTCCAAAACTCAAATAATTAAATTAATTAATACACTCAATTTAAACTTTATAATATTAAATAATAAATTAATTTTCACTCATACAATTAATAATTTTAATTATAAACAAATAACTAAATTACTTAATAAACATTATTTAAAATATACTATTACAAAATAAATACAATACTAAATCGATAATATAATAAACTAATAACTAATAATAATAATAATTAATAACTTAAAATCAAAATTATGACTACATTAAATTCAAAAAGATTTGTTCTTAGACAATCACTAGTTGGTAAAAATCAAACTATCAATGTAACTTTCAAAAATGGTAAATCATGTACTTACAATCACGATAAAGTGTTTGAAATTATGAAAGACACATTAACTAAATTACCTTGCTGGTTAAAGTACAAATCATACACTGCTACTAATAATGTACCAGTAGCTGCAAGAAGTATTGTTGAAGTAAAGTAAACAATACTTAATTGTCACAATGGTTAATAGTGGTTCGATTCCACTCGTGACATCTAACACTTAAATATAAT